GTCACCTTGCGGCCCGGCTACGGGCTGGCCGTGCTGGCCGGCAGCGAGGGCGCGATCGCCGGCGACGCCGCGCAGTGGTACGTCGTCGAGATGCAGTACACGTACCACGACGTTGACGCCAGCGGCGGCGGCGGGGTGTTCCCGGCGGTAGGCGACGTGGACTCCGGCGTGATCTACGGGCCGACCAGCAACCTGACGGGCACGCTGGTGCAGCCTGTGGTGGGCGACGTGCGGCTGGGCACAAGCTACGGCGCCGGCGGCACGGAGTTCACCGGCACGCTGGCTGGCGGTGGCGGTGGCGACGGCATGAGCCGCGCCCGCGTTGTAAACAAGGGGACGTGATGCTGCTAAAGCAATCGACCACTCGCAACATCATGGTGTTGATGGTCAGCAGCACCGACCACATCACCGGGGTGGCAGGCGCAACGCTCACGATCACGGCCAGCAAGAACGGCGGTGCCTTTGCCTCGATCACACCGACCGTGACGGACCGCGGCAACGGCTGGTACTCGCTCGCGCTGACGACGGCGCACACCGACACGCTAGGCGATCTCGCGCTGCGCATCACCGCAGCCGGGTGCGATCCCACCGACCTGACGCGGCAGGTGGTCACGCTCCTGCCCGGCGAAGATGTAACCGTGGCGGAGATCGCCCCTGACGCGATCAGCAGCTTCACGATTCAAGACGGCTCCCTGACCTCGGCAAAGTTCGCGGCCGGCGCGATCACGTCGGCCGTGGCGCCCAATCTCGACGCGGCCGTCTCGACCCGTCTCGCGACGGCGAGCTACGTCGCGCCTGACAACACCACCATCGGCGCGTTGGCCGGACGCCTAGACACTACTCGCTGCGACAACCTCGAAAATCTGGACGTCGCGGTGAGTTCGCGCCTTGCGACAACTGGCTACACGGCGCCGGCCAATGCCGACATCGCAACGATCCTGACTCGCACCGATGTTGCGACCAGCACCCGTCTGTCCAGCGCCGGCTATACCGCTCCAGACAACGCCGGCATCACGACGCTGACCACGCGCCTGTCCGCCGGCCGCGCGACCAACCTCGACAACCTCGATGCCACGGTGTCGAGCCGACTGGCGACCGCCGGCTATACGGCCCCAGCGAATGCGGACATCGCCGCCATCAAGGCGAAGACGGACAGCCTCACGTTCACCGTGGCCGGGCTGTTGAACGTGAACACGTACCGGATGAACGGCGCGGTCCTTACGGGCGACGGGACGTCGGGGAACCTCTGGCGCGGGCAGTAGCGCCATGAGCGGGTTCTTCGACCAAGCGTTCAGCGTCGAGGCGTTCAGCCCGAGCGCGTTCGCCTTTGGCGATGTTGTCGAGCCTCCGCCGCCACCGACGCCGCAGAGCTACTACGGCGGAGGCGGTCGCGAGTGGAGCGAGACCGACGTCCAGAAGTGGTGGGAGCGCGAGGAGGAGCGGCTCAAGAAGGCGGCGCGGGCTGTTCAGGAAGCCGAGCCGCTCACGAATCGTGAACGAGTCGCCGAACCTGAACGCGAGCCGGCCCTTGAAAGCGAGCCGTTCAAGCTGCGGCCGCCGACGGCGAGCGAGTTCAGCCAAGCGATGCAGTCCGCGATCGTCGCCTTGGAGATCGACGGGCAGCCTGCTCCAACCGATGCGCTCGACGATACTCTCGAAGAGGATCTCATGATGGCGCTTGCCATCGCTGAGGCGGATGACTGGCCGTAACCAGTCGACCACAGGAGGGTTCATGAGCACCACGGAAAACCTGATCGGCGACGAAGCCGAACTGATGAAAGAGGCCGAGGAAGAACAGAAGGTTCCCACGGCCAACGACGACGAAGACGAGGGCGATGCCCAGCCAGAGGTCACGCCCAATCCCGAGACCGATCCCGAGGCCGAGACCGAGACCGAGCCTGCAGCCAAGCCCGATCCCGAGCCCGAGCCCGCGCTGAAGCTCGATGCGCCGTTCTCGCCGGTCGTGCCGGTGCAGGACTTCGACTACGAGGCCGAGCGCGAAGTGCTGCTCGACAAGCGCAAGGATCTGCGCGCCAGCCTGCGCAACGGCGACATCGACCAAGACCAGTTCGACGAAGACTTCGACCGGGTCAACGACGAGATCAACAGGCTGGACGTGAGGCAGGCCCGCAAGGACGCCGCGGTCGAGCAGAATCAGGCCATCGCCACCGCGCAGTGGTTCTGGACCATCGGTCAGGTCAAGGGCCACATCAAGTCGACGGACGGCTTGGACTACGACGCGCCGGAGAACGCTGGTCTGCTGGCGCAGTGGGACCGGCAGATCAAGCTCTTGGCCGGCAACGAGTCCAACGAGGACAAGCCTGCCGAGTGGTTCGCGCTCGAAGCGCATCGCTTGGTGCGCGCGGAGATCGAGGCCACGGCCCTGAAGTTCGGCCTGCGCCCGGCCGACGGCGAGAAGCCCAAGCAGACGCCGAGCGACAGGGCGAAGGTGAAGGAGGCGCTCGACAAGCGCAAGCCGAACGTCGCCTCCGCGAAGAGTCTGGCCGGCCTGCCCAACTCGGACAACGCCACCAACGTCGGCGCTGGAGAGTACGACCACCTCGACAAGCTCGACGGTCTGGAGCTGGAGCGGGCGCTGGCGAAGATGTCGCCCGAGGCGGCCGCGGATTACCTCTCCGGCAAGTGATGCACAAGACCCTCGTCGTCGAACTCAAGGTGGGTCAGTCGATGAGGATCGGCGGCGCGACCGTCACACTCGAAGAGAAGTCCGGCCAGCGCGCGCGTCTGCGTGTTCTGGCCGGACCCGGCGTCCCCGTCGAGCCGCCGCCGCGGTCAGGTGGTTCCGAGATGGCGAAGCTCGGGGCAGTGCCTCCATCCTGAAAATAGTCGAGAACTATCGCTCCAACAGATTTCATAGCGCGGTATGCTTGCCGCGTCGTGAAACCACGATGGCGCAAGAGTGCCTTTTCAACCTCACTTGAAAGGCATTTCTCATGGCTCGTACCATCATCGGTCTCAACGACGCGAAGGCGGTTCGCCGCTACTCCGCGTTCCTCGCGGTTGACGTGGGCCGCACCTCGTACTTCAACAAGAAGTTCATGGGCGTCGGCATCGAAGCCCAGACCCCGATCCAGACTCTGCCGCACCTCGAAAGCGATGCGGGCGAGCAGATCGCCTACGACCTGATCCTGCAACTGAAGATGCAGCCGGTCGAAGGTGACAACACCCTCGAAGGCAAGGAAGAGGATCTGAAGATGTTCACCGATCAGGTGTACATCGATCAGGCCCGCGGCGGCGTCAACACCGGCGGCCGCATGACCCGCAAGCGCACCATCCATGACCTGCGCAAGATCGCTCGCGCGCGGCAGTCGGAGTGGTGGGCGCGGATCTTCGACGAGCTGTTCTTCCTGTACCTGTCGGGCGGCTACCGCACGACCGGCTCGGGCGCCAGCACGTTCGCCAACGCGGACTACACCTACAGCTCGGGCTACGCCGGCTTCGCTGGCAACGCCTTCTTCGCCCCTGACGTCGACCACACGGTCTTCGCGGATGCGTCTGGCGTGCCGGCCGCCAACTTCGCCGCGCTGACGGCCAACCACAAGGTCAATCTGGCCCTGATCGACCGCTGCGTTGCCCGGGCGGAAGTGCTGGGCGGTGGCGTGACCGAGATCCCGTCGCTGGAGCCGCTGAAGATCGACGGCGAAGACACGTACGTGATGGTCCTGCACCCGTGGCAAGCCTACGACCTGCGGACGAACACCAGCACCGGCCAGTGGCTGGACATCCAGAAGGCAGCGTCCGGCGCAACCGGCCAGAACAGCCCGATCTTCAAGGGCGGCCTCGGCAAGTACAACGACGTGGTGCTCCACAAGCACAAGGCTGTGCTGCGTCGGACGGACGGTGGCTCTGGTGCGGTCGCCGTCGCTCGCGCCCTGTTCCTCGGCCGTCAGGCTGCGGTCTGCGCATTCGGCTCGCCCGGCTCGAACCTCCGGTTCGACTGGAACGAGGAGTCCCGTGACAACGGCAACCAAGCGGTCATCACGACCGCGTCGATCTTCGGGATCAAGAAGACGCGCTTCAGCATCAACAGCGTTGAGCGCGACTTCGGCGTGATCTCGGTCGAGTCGGCCGCGGCGAACCCCGGCTAAGACAGGGACGGGTGGGGGCGAAAGCCTCCACCCCACCGAAACCACTCACTCAAAGGAAACTCGAATGCCCACCTTCCGTTCCGCCTTCGCCACTGGCCGCGTGCCGGTCCCGAACGACTCCAGCGGCAACCTCGTTGCTCTGCGTGCCGACTTCGCCGCTTCCGCGACGATGCGCGACATCACCGACACGCTCCGCACCAACTTCGCCAACAACGACGTGATCGAGATGTTCGATCTGCCGCCCGGCCACGTGATCGATGACCTCGTGCTCATCTCGGACGACATCGACTCGGCCACCGGTTGTCAGCTCGCCGTCGGCTTCATCAACGCAACCGACAACGGTCTGCTGACTGATGCGGCCAGCGGCGGCGCTGCGATGATCGCGGCCTCGGCCATCGGCCAGACCGCCACCATCGTGCGTCCGACCACAGTCGCGACGTGGCGCGTGCAGCCGTCCGAGTCGACCGCCCGTCGGCGTGTCGGCGTCCATGTCGTGGCCGCTCCGACCACGCTCGTGGCCGGCACGATCTCGCTGGTCGCTCGCCTCCGCTCGGTCCACAGCCCGGTGAACACGTAAGCTCCAACAGAGCTGAGTTCAAGCAGTATCAAGGGGCCACTTCGGTGGCCCCTTTCCATTCCACAGGAGGAAATCATGCTCGTCCGCTGCAACATCCCCGAGGCAGACAACATCGTCAAGGTCGGCTACTCGACCTACCACTTCAAGAAGGACGTGGCCGGCGTGCTCGCGTGCGAGGTGGATGACGCCGAGCATCTGCAGCACCTGCTGGGCAAGGACGAGTTCGAGCCCTACGAGGGCGTCGAGGGCGTGGCCGGCGAGGTGGATGACGACGACGACGGCATCTTCTCGGAGGTCGTGGCTCCTCCGCCCGGCGTCGACCCGCTGGACAACGCGACCTACGAAGAGCTGGCCGCGATGTACCAAGAGAAGTTCGGGAAGGCTGCGCACCCGGCGACCAAGCACGAGACGCTGCTGGAGCGTCTGCGCGCCGGCGAGTAGCCGATGGCCCGGACCGCGCAGGCCGTCATCGACAGAGCGCGCACGCCGCTCAACGACCCGGGCAAGCTCCGCTGGGCCGATGCGCTGTTGCTGGGCTACCTCAACGACGCGATCCTGCTCCTGCGCACGAAGCGGCCGGACCTGTTCTACGGCAACTACGCCACCCTGCCCGGCGCCGAGATCGGCCTCGGGGCCAACATCCCTGTGGGCGATGAGTTCCTCCCGAACATGGCCGACTACGTGACGGCGCGCGCGCTGTTCGCCGAGGATGAGGACGCGGTGCAGAGTCAGGCGGCGTCCTTCTTCAAGCTCTGGAGTAGCTGATGGCCGTCTACGATGACCTGCTCAATGACGTCATGCCGGAGATCCCCGGGTCTCCGCCGCTCGCCTTGGTGCAGGACAGCATCAAGGCCGCCGTGCTCGACTTCATCGAGAGCGGCCTCGCCGTCTACCGCGAGACCGAGCCTCTCGACTGGCCGGCCGGCACCGGCCACCGCAACCTCACGCACGCCGTGTTCGGCAACGAGCTAATCAGCTCCGCCGAGCGCGTTGTCAGGTTGATTGGCGCCCAGTGGAACGGGCGCGAGCTGACCAAGGCCTCCTCGATGCAGTTGACGTCGGTCTACGGCCCGGAGTGGCGGTCGATGACAGGAGAGCCGAAGCACTACCTCCACTACGACAAGAAGATCCAGCTCTTCCCAGAGCCCGGCGCCGTGGTCAACGCGCTGCGCCTGAACGTCTTCATCGTGCCGACAGAGGCGGCTGCCGACTTCCCGGACGACGTGCTGAACAACCACCGGGAGTATCTGGCAAACGGTGCCAAGGCGAAGCTGTTCTACATGTCGAACGTCCCGTGGAGCAACCCCGGGCTCGGAGACGTCAACTACCGGCTCTTCCGCCAGCGCATCGAGGCCGAGAAGGTGAAGGCCGTGCTGGTCTTCTCCGGCGCGGCGCGGCAGACCAAACCATTCTGGTTCTAGGCGATGGCACAGATCGCCATCAAGTCGTTCGGCGGGGTTGCCCCAAAGCTCGATCCGGTGCGGCTGCCTGACTACGCCGCGCAGACCGCGCTGAACTGCAACCTCGACAACGGCACCCTGCGGCCGCTGGCCGGCACGTCCGTCACCGCCACGCCGACCAAGGTGGGCACGAAGGTGACCATCTACCGCTT